CAGACCTTGAGAACATTATTTGTCAACGTCATTGGGATGTTCTACAAGAACGTGAGGCGTGTGCAAAGCTGTGTGAAGAACAATACGAATATTATGGGTATGACCATATATTTGCTAAAGCAATCCGAGCAAGGGGGAAAACACAGCCACAAACACAGCCACAAACACAGCCACAAACACAGCCACAAACACAGGAAAAGATTTGACATTGTCAATTAAATGTGTTACAATGTAATCTGTTGGTGGGAAATTGCCAACAGTAAACCAAACCCTAACAACAGTTAGATCATCAGAAGTTAATCAGAAGGAAATCAAAATGTCAGAAGTTAAATTCGGTAAAAACATCACGCTCAAGCAAGCTGCAAGCCTCATCAAGAACAACCCAGAGACACGGTTCTTGCTACAAGGTGAACCCGGGATTGGTAAGTCTTCCATCTTGGAGAGTATTGCTAACGACATGGGCTATGGCCATGCGTATATTGACGTACCAAACATGGACTTGGGCGACATTGCCATGCCTGTGATTGACCACGACACCAAGACCACGCGCTACTACCCCAATGCTCGGTTCAAAATCCATGAGCAAAAGCCGCTGGTCATCATGCTTGACGAGTTCACCAAAGGCGCAGACCCCGTGAAGAATATGCTGCACCCTATGCTTGAGAAGGCAAACCCACGCTTGGGCGACATCCCTATCAGCAAGGACACAATCGTGTTTCTCACAGGCAACTTGACGACCGATGGTGTGGGCGACTCACTGAAGGCGCACAGCCGCAACCGCCTTGTGCCTGTGACAATCTCTAAACCTACCGCAGAGGAATGGATTGAGTGGGGTATCAACCACGACATTCAGCCCGAGGTGTTGGCTTGGGTCAATCAGTATCCGCAAGTATTGGCAAGCTATACAGATGGCGGGCAGAACGACAACCCATACATCTACAACCCACGCAAGACACAGAATGCGTTTGTCAGCCCACGTTCATTGGCTACTGCATCTAACATTGTTAGGACTCGTAAAGAGTTGGAAGCCGACACGGTTATCGCTGCTCTGTCAGGTGCAATCGGTGAATCTGGTGCCCGTGATATGCAGGCATACATCGAGTTCGCCGACCAACTGCCAACGTGGGATGCGACCATCAAAGACCCCAAGGGTACGAAGCTGCCTACGAGTGCGGGTGCGTGTGCGATCACGGTGTTCGGTGCTATTGCACGTATCGACAAAGACACAATCACGCCGTTCATGACGTACTTGGAGCGCTTCGATGCCGAGTGGCAAGCTGTGTTTGCGATCAACATTGCCAAGACACCGAGCAAACAATCCATTGCGTTCAGCTCCAAAGCGTTCAGCGCATGGGTGGCAAAAAACCAAGACCTTCTGTGAGATGAGCTATGACAGAGTTTGCATGGGTGCGTATGAAGCTAGACAAGAACGGGAAGTGGGTAGAGCCATACCTTTTTCAAGTGATGATCGGCGGAAATTGGGGCGACGCCAGCCGTGTTGTGTCCGAGCACACCGATAGGGATGACGCTACGCGCCTTGCAAACTTTTTCAACAAAGTGAACGAACATGATGATGAATAAAAGATTGGACAGGTACTTCGTGAGATGGGTAACAGAGTGGGGTGGGCAATCGTTCTCCCGCTTGGTTGGGTGGGATGTGGTTGACAGCAAGGGGTACATAAAAATGGCCTCATTCGCAGCCGATGGAGAAGCCCAAGCTAGGGCGATTTGTAAATTGTTAAACAGTAACGATGAGAGGAACTAACAAATGTCAGTTATGACCGAAGAACGTAAATTGCAGAAGGCCAAAGTCAGTTTGATGCGCGACCCCAAGTTCGCATTACTGTCTGGTGTGTTGATGATCGGTAAGACGAGCATCGATGAGAACGTGCCAACTGCCTGTACCAATGGCCGAGACGAGCGCTATGGCCGTGAGTTTGTGAAGGGTCTGAAAGACGAGGAGTTGAATTTTGTGATTGCTCACGAGGCAGGTCACAAGATGTATCGACACCTGACTACATGGACAAAACTCAATGACGAGAACCCACGTATGGCCAACAACGCGATGGACTACGTGATTAACCTAATGCTCAAAGACTTAGACCCAAGCGGCAAGACCATTCAGATGCCGACATGGAAACAAGATATGCCATTCTTTAAAAAGAAGAAGGGCGACCCGATGGGCTTGATCGATGAGCGCTTCCGTGGCATGAACACCAAGCAGGTCTTCGACATTCTCAAGCAAGAGCAGAAGGACAACGGGGGCGGCGAAGATGAAGGCGAGGGCGAAGGCGAAGGTAACGGCGAGGGCATGGACTTCCATGACTGGGCTGATGCCAAGGGTCTCAATGCCGAGGAGAAAAAGATTCTTGAGCGCGAGATCGACCAAGCGATTCGGCAAGGCGTGATGGCGCAACAGAAGATTGCAGGCAAGGGCAACGGTGGGCTTGACCGTGAGCTGGGTGATTTGCTTGAGCCCAAGGTGGACTGGCGTGAGGTGTTGCGTGAGTTCGTTAAGGCTACGTGCCATGCCAAAGACACATCATCGTGGCGTCGAGTCAATCGCCGCTTTCTGTCTACGGGTACGTATATGCCAAGCATGATCGGCGAGAAGGTGGGTCACATCAGTATCGGTATCGACACATCGGGTTCGATTGGTGGGCAAGAGCTTGCTGACTTCTTATCCGAGGTTAAGGGTATTGCCGAGGAGGTCAACCCTGAGATGGTGGACTTGATGTATTGGGACTGCGAGGTAGCCGCGCATGAGGAGTATGCAGGTTCGCAGGTGGCCGACATTGTCCAGTCAACCAAGCCCCGAGGTGGTGGCGGTACGTCACCGAGCTGTGTGTCAGAGTATATGAAGGAGAAGAAAATTGTCCCTGAGTGCATCATCATTCTCACAGACGGATATGTGGGAGGCGATTGGGGTAACGACTGGTCTGCTCCTGTACTGTGGTGCATTGTGGGTGGGAACAAAGAAGTTGCGCCGAATGGCAAAACAATCCACATTGAGAGTAATTAAACCGAGCGAGCTAACAAAAGTTAGGAGGGATGAAATGGTAGTTGTATCTATCCCCTACGGGGATTACGTAATGAACGCAGAAGATGCGCTTGTGATTGCGAACGTCATGGCAAAGGCTGAGCGTTACCAAGAGAAGTACCGAGGGGGTGAACCAAACACATACCATGTGTACCCAGTTGAAGGCAGGACTGCGGGTATGCAGATCATCAGTAACGACTTGTACCGCATGGCTAAGCTGGCTGGCAAACCAGAGGAGAAGTAATGGCTATCAACAGAGACCCAGCGGAATGGTTTGAGCGCCCCGAGCTGTGGCTAGACGTGACGTATGGAATCGTGAAGAAGCCCGATACGTGGTTGGTGTTGAAGAAGCAAGACAAAAACTTTGGAGGCCGCGAGGTAGAAGTTGTGGCAGAAGTGGACAGCCGCGCAGCGGCTATTGGGTTTATCAAACTTTTAATGGAGAAATGAAATGAAAAAGTATCGAGGCGTGGTGGTATTCAGGTACTACCAAACGATTGAGGTGGAGGCCGAGGATGATGAGCAAGCCGAGCGACTCATGTTTGAGAAGTTCGATTTGAGCAAAGCCGATGGCGAGAGTGAAGTAAATGACTTGGAGGAAGTGAAATGAGTATTGGAGCATCAGCAGTATTGGTCGAGCTAAACATCAGCGTTTGGCCTGCATCGAAGATCGACCGTGAGATCACTGACCAAGTGAATACCAACGCAGGGGCAGTGAGTTCAGCATCGCAGACCAAAAAGAATCTTTTCGCAGGCACAAGTATGCGTAAGGACATTGAGAAGTTTGCGGCGCGAGTGCGTCTGTATCACAACCAGCACACATTGCCTTGGGCTGACAAGGGCGAACGCTTATTGCCGACTAAGTTGTTTATGGACTACAAGACGGCCATGAACCACTACGAGCAGCAGTTCAACCAGATGTGCAACAACTTCTTTATCGACTACAACTATCTTGTGCAAGAGGCACAGGTGAATCTAGGCACGATGTACAAGGCCGAGGACTACCCCGACCTAACAGAAGTTAGAACCAAGTTTGGTTTCCGCCGAGCGATCAACCCATTGCCCGAGTCAGGTGACTTCCGCTTGGACGTATCAACGCAGGACTTAGATGAACTGCGAGCTGAGTTCGAGTCTAAGTTTCAAGAGCGCTTGGCCGATGCCGTGCGTGAGCCTTGGCTGCGCCTGCATGGGGAACTGGTATCCATCAGCAAAAAGCTGACCGACACGGATGGCGAGGGCAAGAAGCGCTACCACGATACGTTGCTGTCCAACCCGCTTGAGTTGTGTGAGTTGCTGACCAAGCTGAACGTGACCAATGACCCCAAGCTGGAGGAGGCACGTAAGCAGGTAGAACTAACAATGTTAGGTGTGAACATGGATGCAATCAAGGAAGACTCTGAGACGCGCAAGCAAGTGAAGTCAAAGGTCGATGAAATTCTCGGTAAGTTTAATTGGTAAGGAGTGAATGATGAATTTGTTTGAATTGAACAACGTGCGTATCAGCAAAGACATACAAGAGATGGCGAAGTCTCGTGGCGCTACTGTGTTTAGCTTTAGCCCCGAAGTTGAAGATGTACTCAAGGCGTTGGTGACAGTTAAACCGCTGTGGACATTCGAGGCCGCAGGATGGTCGAACACTTACGATATTGGAAACACCAAGGGTATGCGCCTAACTGAAGTTAAGGTGTACCAAGACGGCGAGGAGCTGGGTAAGTTTTACCGTACAAGAGCACGAGGGGGCGAACAAGGTATCTTTGTTACCAACAAGCGCATCCGTGAGAAACGTGAGCGTGGGGGCGGTTTATCCACTAAGGATACCAAGAAAGCCGTTGCTGAAATCAAGAAGAACTTTGGCGCGACAACTGTGGCCGAACGGGTTGAAGAAGCTAAGAGACTTGCGAGGGATAGTCTATACAGTGCGCTTAGGGAAAAGAATCAATATGCTTACCGAGCTAACAGGACTATGCAAGAGCACTTAATTAAGTTCGTTGAGAGCGCCGAAGGCCAACGATTGTTCTGGGAGTATGTGGGTAACAAAGCCCCTCAAACCGAGGCCAACACGATTCATCGAGATCGGGGGTTACAAGTAAGGTTGGACAAAGAACACAAGGAGTTAGACGTTATGCACGATGCTTTTACCAATTCAAAATCAATGCTTGTGCTACGAACAAATGGAGGGTATATTACGCTACTCAATGAGGAGATCAAAACAGAAACCGATAGTACATTGCCCGAGGACATTCGCATGAAGCTGGGTATGTTGAAGTTGGTACAAAACGAAGAGGCTGTCTCTACGGTGGGATTCCGAGTGGACGACAGTACATTTGTTATTTCAATGGGAGGTAAAGATGAGTAAAGAAACAGGTGGGCCAGCGTTTCCGTTGAGCCAACATGGAACACAAACGCTTGGAATGCACATTACTGGCATGACCTTGCGTGATTATTTCGCTGCCAAGGCGATGCAGGGAATTGTTAGTCGTGGAGTAAGCGATATGAAATGGATAGACACATACGCAACTAACGCTTACAAAATGGCAGACGCCATGCTGAAAGCGAGGGAACAATGATTGAAGACTTGAACCCAACAACACGGTGCTATCCGCGCACGCTGATGGAAGCCTTTCCTGATTCTGTGGAACGTGCAGAATGGTGGTTCCCGCCCGAGCGCAACGAAGGCTGGCGCAATGTACTCATGGGGTATATGGCGCTGGTGCTATGGATTGGCTTGGCATACTACTTTGCCAAGAACTGAGTATGCGTATTCCTGCAAACCTGCGAAAGCAAATACAAGAGTACCGTAAAGCTGGCTTTACGCTGGTAGACCTACAACCCCGAGCGGGGTCACACTGGATGGCTAAGTTCAAAGAGTTTAGCCAACCCCAGATCATCACAGTAAGCGCTACCGACTGGAGAGCGTGGAAGAACAACATTTCAATGTACCGCCGCCTTGCGGCAGAGGAGAGTAGCAAATGATCGGAGCATTCGTATTGGTAGTGTTTCAAATGAACGCTGGTGGCAACTTGAACTGGGAAAAGGTGGACGAGTTCAAATCCCGAGCGCTGTGCAACAAGGCGGCGGCTGCGTTGGTGGCGCGTCAAGAGGAAATCAGGGGTGCAGTGGGCTTGCCCAAAGCATTCGCTTGTCTAGCAAAGGATGCGGACTGATGGCACATGAAGCAGGCAAAGGCGACACGCAACGCCCAACAGATCACCAAAAGTTTGCGGAAAGTTTCGAGCGCATCTTTGGTAAACAACCACCCCAAAATGTTGCGGAGGAAGTCAAGCGTCAAGTCGTTGATGCTGTCAACCTAGCCAGCGACCCAGCGGGACTCAAGCACCGGGAGAAGGTATGAGGTACGAACAAGCAAGGCCATTGGTCAACACGCTGATGGAGATAGCCGTACTGAACCATGCTTCACCGTCTTTGTTGCGCGAGAAGATTTACAAGGCGCTCGATGAGTTCTTGCCCGACATGGACGAGGGCTGTCGAGAACGTGGCTGCATCGCAGTCGATGATTTTAAGGAGAAAAACAATGTGGCCATTCCCACCACATCCCAACCCGAAGGACAAGGGAAACAAAATCCCGAAGTTCAACCCCGACAACCATGAGGAATCACCTGTATGAAGAAGTATTTTGCAACCATTGGGTTCATCATGACCCCGTTCATCATCAGCTATGCGTTTTGGTACGTGATCGGCGCTGGCATCTCGGCAAGCTGGGATTTGGCTAATTGGACGATGGATTTGAAATTCGTTCTGTCTGTATGGGCGGGGGGCTTTGCCACCATGATGCTTTTTAAACTTGAACGTGGAGGCAAATGATGGACTGGATTGACATTATTGTTGGCGGCATCGTTGCCATTTTTATTGTTGGTGGTTGCTTGGCGTTGTACGCAGATGCCGTGAGCCACCCTTGGGGAGAAGATGATGAGCATTGAAGCAATGAAAAACGCTCTTGAGCTTGCTAAAAAATTAGACCGAGATTTGAGTGTTGAAACATGGGAGCTTGCTAAAGTAATGGGGCAACTAGAACAAGCCATTGCAGAGGCAGAGAAGCAAGAGCCTGTGGCGTGGATGTACGACTGGACTTCGGATGAAGGTGAGTTCATTCAAAACTGGACAACCAGCATGGCTGAAACATTGCGTGATACAGGAAAAACAGTTATCACAAATGTTCGACCTTTGTATTTAGCACCTCAAGTTACCCATAAACCTTTGCAACATTTTGGTGAAATTCCTATGGCTTGGTGTCGTTGGTCTGAGCATTTGGGCAAATGGATGTACACACATCGACAGCCAACAGAAGAATTGGCGTGGATTCCTCTTTATGACCATCAACCACAACCCCGCAAGCCGCTGACGGATGAACAGATTGATGAAATCGCCGACACAGTGGCAAATATGCCTTTGGTCGGAATTGTGAATGACTTTAGAACTCGTTTTGCCAGAGCAATCGAAGCCGCCCACGGGATAACACAATGAAACATTGTCCAAAATGTGACACTGACAAAGAAAAGTCAGAGTTCAATAAACGAAGCGCAAGCAAAGATGGCTTGAGATGGTGGTGCAGGTCTTGTGACCATTCAGCAACAAACAAATGGCTGTCAATCAACAGGGATGTGCATTTAGAACGTCAAAAACAATGGGCTTTAAAGAATAAAGAACAGAAAGCATCAAAAGCAAAAGCATGGGCAAAAAATAACCGTCACAAAGAAAATGCAAGAACTGCAAAACGTAAGGCATCAAAGATTGCAGCCACACCAGCATGGTCTGACTTGTCTGCTGTCCAAGATTTTTATTCTGCTGCATTGGCTTTCAGAATGTATACGGGGCAGGAATATCACGTTGACCACATTGTTCCATTGCAAGGTAAAACAGTATGCGGCCTTCATGTTCCAGCGAACCTGCAAATTCTTGTAGCAAGTGAGAATTTATCAAAACAACACAGACATTGGCCTCAGATGTGGGGCATTAAGGAGTAAAACATGCCATGTAACTTATGTGGAAAATGGAATTGTGTTTGTCAGTATTCACAACCCAAGCAACAGCAAGATTTTACGTCCTGCTTTTTCAGCCGCGAAGCCATGAAAGAGCATAGCGACTTTCACCCACAACCCAAGCAAGAGCAAGATAAGCCTGCGATTGATAAAACACCAAGTCAGCCTGCGATTGATACAACACCTCAACCCAAGCAAGAGGAGCAAGAACCTGTGGCGGTGGTTACTGGCGTTTACGGTGGGCGGTTTACCTACGCACCAATCAAAGCATCTGTGGTATTGCCTGTTGGTATGGCTCTCTACACCCACCCACAACCCAAGGCAAAGCAAGAGCCT